GGTCTTGATGATTCCCTTGTCTTCTGCCATTAGAGCCCCCTTCCGGGCCTGTTTGTGAACTCGACTGGAGTGGCGGGAACAGCGCGGGCGAGCTCGTTACGCACGTTGTTCATGTGGTTGCCCTGGTTGGAGCGGTTGGCGTCCGTGATCACTTCGTTGCGACCGCGACCGCGACCATCCGGCCCTTGCCCCTGGCCTCCACCGGGACCCTGTCCCTGTGCTTGTCCTTGCCCGCCCTGCGCCATTCCCGTATCTCCTAGGTCGCAGCGAAGGCAACGATGCGGAGCGCGTCCGCGAGAGCCACCTTGCCGTCTAATCGCAGGTAAGCCCTAAAGCCGACCTGCCCGGAGTCGCTGTGAAGCTCGTTCTGGCGCTGCATGAAGACGCCGTCAACGCGGCGGATCCAATAGCCCCGGTTGAAGTCACCGACGATCATCGACTTGGCGTTGGCACCCACCGCAGCCAGGTTCGGATGCGAGTAGATGTTGAAGCCGCCGAGCCGGTCCGGTGCCCCGTCTGCGGTTCCCGACGTAAACAGCGGCCGGCCGGTCGAGTCGGGCGTTGCCATCAGCTTGACCAGCAACGAGTCCGAGACGAGCAGGCTCATGTTGGCGCGGTACTGAGCCGGCACGGAGTAGATCGCCGTTGCCAGCCCTGCCCAGGCCACCGTCGTGACGTAGCCCGCCGGCAGCGTCGAGACGGTCACGGCCGAAGCGGCGTCGAGGATGCCGGTCGGCTTGCCCGAACCGTCACCCGAGATATAGGCCGCCTCTGCCAGAGCTCCGATTCGCTCTCCGAACTCGGTCGTGATGAAGCTGGTGAGGTCGAACGATGAATCGGTCAGGAGCTCTTCGGAGACGATGATCTTGGTGCCCGCCTTGAAGGCCGAGAGCGCCACGTTGGTGATCGTCTCGTCCGAAGGCGTGTAGGAACCGGACTCCGCGATCCAGGCCGCCGAGCCGTGCGTCAGGTTGGCCGGGATGTTGAAGGTGTCTCCTGTCGAGGTCACCGCCTGATAGGCGAGTGAGGTCACCCCGCCGGGGAGGAAGCGCAGCGCGCGAATCACCCGGTCGGCCAGATCGGTCGGCACGAAGAAACCACCGCCGGAGGCCGCCTTGGAAAGCACGCGGTATTCGTCGAACTCCATCCCTTCCTTGCCCTTGGAGATCCAGGAGAAGATCGCCTTGCGCACGTCTGGGTCGTCCGCCGAGCGCAGGCTTGGCGGCTTGGAGTTGGCGAAGGCCTCGGAGCGGTACTCCTGGAAGCTGAGCTCGCCGTTGTCCTTCTTGACGATGTACTGCTCTTCGGGGCGCTCGAGCGCGGCGACCTCAGCCCGCTTCTCGACCTTGAGCCTCGAGTTGATCAGGACCAGTTCCTTCTCGCGGCGATCGAACTCGGCCTGATCTTCGGCCAGGATCTCGCCGTCGTTCTCGGATGCCCGGTCCTGCATGGCGTCCGTGAATGTTCGTAGCTCTACGATGCGCTCGTTGCGCTGCTCGAAAAGCTGCTTTAGCTCATCTGGTCGCATCACTCCTCCAGAGTCGAGATTCGTACCGCAGCCAAGCGGCGGCGATAGTCCTGCATCGTCACGGAGGATTTCTCCGCTGCCGCCTCGTCGGGCTGTTCCTCCGTACCCCCGACGATTTCCTGCAACGGAAGGGCGACGAACCCCATACTGCGCAGTTCGACCGTAGCCGCCTCATAAGCCGGTTCATAGGTCAAGGTGACATCGAGCAGCCGTTGGGCGCTCTTCAAAATTCGATGGTAGACCCCGTCCCGCTGCTCCATGGTCGAGTCTTCGGGCAAGGTCTGGATCCCGTAGGACATCCCACGCACGTCGCCGCGCTCGATCATCGAAGCGGCGTATTCACCCAGCGGGTTGTCGGGAAGGTCAGCCTCGAGCGCGACGCCGCGTCCGTCCTCTTTCAGCCGCAGCGTGCCGGCGCCGGTCGTGGCGAGCATGTCGCGGCGCTCGTGCTGCCAGAGCAGCGGCACGTTGTCAGAACGTGACAACGCCTTACGGAAGGCGCCTCGAGCGATCTGCTCGACGTATCCCATCTGCTCGACCAGGCGATCGTTCCAGGGCGAGTCGTAGACGGCGGCGTATCCGCGCACCGTCCGTCCCTTGATCTCCGCGTCGACCAGCTCAGCCGAACGGAGCTCGCGCACCAACTCATCCATTGGCGCCGATTATCGCTTGCGGATCGGTCGGAGCGCCGAAGGCGGGCGGAACCGGAGCGGCCTTTTCCTTCTTCGCCGGACCCCAGTTCTCGAACTCCCTGATTTCGTCCACCGAGATCGCCCGCTTCCCGTCGCCGTCTTTGAGCGCAAACATCTTCTCATAGAAGACCGCTCGAGCCTGCGAGTCTCCGCGCAGGAGCGCCGACATGTCGAAGTCGCAGAACCAGCTTTGGAAGGGAAACAGGCTCGGGTCGCGGCTGAGAAACTGGGCGATGTTCTGGGCGACCGGGGCGAGCGTCTGAGTCGCCAGCCAAATCTTGTTCGACTCGACCGTCTGATAGGTGAGCGAGTCACCGACCGAGCCGCCGATGTAGGAAGGCGGAAGCTTGAAGATGTTGGCGATCTGCGTCTTCGAGAGCTTGGCCGACTCAACAAACTGCATGTCGGCCATCGGCATCTTCATCTCGTAGGGCGTGGCGCCTTCCTCAAAGACCGCGATCGAGCCACGGTCGGCCGAGCCCGAGCCGTAGATGGCCCGCCAGGACTCGCGCATCCGCTTTTGGTCGTTGACCCGGCCGGGGTGCTGCATGATCACCGAGGCGTAAGGATGCTGGCCGTAGCCCTCACCCTCGAAGCGCTCTCGAGACTTGACAATCCCGAGCGCCTCGCGCGACTGCTGAATCGGTGAGAGCCCGATCACCCCGTCCGTCGAGAAACCGTAGCCGTGCAGGATCCGATCCTCGCCGTGTTCCTCCTGCTTGCCGCTCTGCCGCGTGATCAGGAAGCGCTTTGCCCCGGTGAGCTCGTTCCAGTAGACGACGGTGGTGGCCGGCGAGCAAAGCCGGAGCTCTGCGACCAGGTCGTTCTGGTCGCGCAGCTTCTCGATGAACCAGTTGCCCCAGAGCAGTTGATGGCCGGTGATGGTCGACCAGAAGCGCATCGCGGGCGTGTTCGGGTTGGGCATATCGTGAAGCGCCCGATACATGCGATGCTCGGGCGCCTCGACGGTCGCGGTCCCCGGCTTCTGCGAATCGGTCAGGTCACGGTAGACCTTGAGCGGCAGCTTGCCGATCTCTTCCGAGACGAGGTTTACAGCCGCGAAAACATCAGCGATGGCAAGAGCGCCCTCGACCGAGACGCGTTCGCCGGCGATTGTCGTCCCGCCGCCCCAGGCATCGAACATGAACGACTGAGGCTGAGCCAGCGAGGCCATCCGATACTCGGCCAGCATCCGGCGTGGCGTTCGGATCGAGAACACGCTTGCAGTATGACCTACGCGCTAGATGGCGACCATGCCGCGCTCGTCATAGATCGAGGTCAGCTGGCGCTGTGCCTGCCAGAGCGCCAGCGTCCCGGCAACGAGCGGCGAGATGTCCGCAGCAGATAGGCGCCGACTCCAGGCCCAGGCATCCCCGAGCGGGCGGGTCGAGGCGTTCTTGACCGCGATAGCCAGGTCGTCGGTGCCAAGGTGGCGCAGCTTGCCTTGCTCGACGAGGTCGAAGAGAGCCCCGCAGGCCTGGGCGTATTCGCGCGTGCCGATCTGCTCGACCTCAACGCCGAGGTTCTCGAGAGGGCGGATGAGCGCCGCAGCGGGTGAAGCCGGGTCGCAGCTGACGCTTGCCACCCCATGACTAGTCACAAGCTCAGCGATGCGCTCGGGAACCCAGCCGGTGCCCCGACGCCCATCCACGACCTCGATGTGTAGCAGGCCGTCCGGCCGCTGGCCGGCGGCGCAGATCGTCGCCCGCTCCCTCGAAGGGACAACGTCGAAGGCGAGCACGAACGGGTCGAGCATCATCGAGTTGCGGTCGGTGAGCTCGCGCCAGCGCTCATAGTCGATCGCGGCAACAGCCTCATGGTCTTCGGGCCAGTCACCGATCCCGAGACGCTCCACCGCAAACATCCGCGAGGGCAGCGCCCGCCGCTCGTCGGCAACGTGCTTCTCGCTGATGCGGATGCCGAGCGCCGGGTTGGCCTGCTTCCAGGCCTTGTGATCATCAAGCACTCCCTCGAGGTTGTCGATCTCGCCCTCGGCCGCCCACTCGAGGTATACCAAGCCGTCGTCTCCAGCGATACCGCGCCGGCGCACGGCCGAGAAGATGTGTCCGTGGTCGTGAATCTGCTGGTCGACGGCGCTCCCGAGATACCAGACCTGCGGGTTGGGCCTCGCAGAGAGCGTCGGCAGCAGAGCCCCAATGCTGATCTCGGGCAGATACATGGCCTCGTCGAGAATGACCAGGTCGGCGCTGAACCCTCGCCCGCCGCCCTTGGTCCTGGTGCGGAAGCGGATCCGGCAGCCGTCGTGAAGGCGAATCTGCTCGCGCCCGTTGGTGAGCGAGATATGGGCGACCTGCTTCTTGAGCTCTGGCGTGTCGTCGATCAGGTCCTTCAAGCGCCAGAACGCTTCGAGCGAGGTATCGGTCAAGTGGGCCGTGTGGACGGCGAGCCGGTTCTTCCAGACGAACAGGCTGCCGAGCTCGAGCGCCTCGATGATCCCGCCCTTGCCGTTCTGGCGTGCGACCTCAACCCCGACCTCGAAGGCAGCCCACTTGCTCCCCTTGGTTCGCAACCCGAGCTCAAGCGAGTAGGCCTGCCAATCGTCCAGCTGCAAGCCGGCCATGGCGGCGCACTCGACGGCTTTCTTGCCAAGACTGCGGCGAGCGCTAGGAGCGTGGGCGATCCGGGGCTTTACCACTGGCGTGAGTAGAGCTTGCGCTTCGAGGTCGCCCGGTTGCAACGGACGTGCTCGGGACCTGTGTAACGGGAGCGGTCATGATCGTCGTGTCCCAGGTCCCACTTGGAGCCCGGAAGTATGGGCCGACCGCATCGCGCGCACGCCACCCCGCCGGCCGCCACCCTCTTTGCCCAGCTTGCTCTGACTTGCTCATGCTTCCACCCGTACGCTCTCTGCTTCTGCGTTGGCTTATTCACGATCTGCAAACTTCCCTTAGCAACGGAGGTATTTCCGTACTGGCGCGGGGTACGGCATAGGTTTTCAAAAAAATGGCATTGGTTTTCACTTCGAGCACGGATGCTTCCTCGGTCTGCCTAGCTTGCCCTTGCGGTGCTGCTTGGTCGACTTCCGCACCTTGCCACCTTTGAGAACGGTCCCGCTGCCCTTCGGCCTCCGAGCTCCCTTGTTCTTCCTGCCCTTCGGTCGTCCCGGCTTGCCAACGCCCTGCTTCTTCCGCTTCCTTACTCGGCAGACGTGCTCCTTATTCGGAGTCAGCGGCATGGGTCGGCCAGCCCTCGGGATGGTGGCGCCGAGCGATCCTCGTTGCCATCAGGTCTTGCAAGCGGTGGATGTGGGCGAAGAACTCGGCGTCCTCGTTCGGATGCTGCCGTGGTAGGTAGGCCCAGGCTTCGACTGCATCCACCAGGTGGTCCATCACTTCGCCCTCGTCCTCGGTCAAGCCATCGTCTCGCATGCAGTTAGCTAATCAAACGTTGTGGTCGTAGTTCGAAGTACAAAGGCGCACCGAAGGGAAGTGGTTGAACAAGCGGCGATTCCTAACGGTCTGCCTTTAGCGTTAGCCCACGGTTTTGAACTACCTATGTTCACGCGAGGCAGATGTGGTCGCTTGCTCTGGTGCGGTGCAGGTTCACCGTCGCCCCTCAGTCGTCATAGATGCTGGGCTAGCTGACGGTGCCGGCCTGATGGCCGCTTGTCTGCTGAGTTACCGCTTTGGCCCCATCCTCTTGATCTCGAGATCAGATTCCGTTAGGGCGATCGGCTCGGTGAGCTCGTCGTACAGCGGTTGGAGCCGGATCAACGCCGCACGTTTGACGATGCCGGGATCTGAGCGCAAGAGATTGAGGTCGACCCGAACCACAGTCCCGCCTCGTTTGCCGCGCTCTTCGGCATATGGACCCTTGATGCGGTACTCGACCATCAATGCAAGCGCCCCATCCTGATATCGGAGTGCTTGGCCCAGAGACGGTATGCCTCTGCGAGCTCGCTGCGCCGAACACGGCCGAGCCTGGTTACGTTCCCTGAGCGGGACGATCCGTGAGGGTTGGGGTCCTGTGCGGATCGAGGCGCATCCATGGCCGACGCCTGTGGTTCCCGCTCAGGCAACGTAAACCAGAAGCCGTTGAAGAGGCCTTGGCGTTTAGACCGCCGCTTCACTTGGTAAGGTAGTCGCCGGGTTCCAAGGCCCTCAATACTAAGGCCCGCCTCGGCTGATAGTCAAGGCGGGCCTTAGTAACTCTGGTGCCGGGTTAGCGTCCGGATTCACAGGCCTCACCCCCTCTCGTAAGCCTCTCGAGTCCACAAGCCTGTTTCCCCTAGACGTTGCGCCAAACGCGAATCGGGGGACCAGATCGCAGGGGGCGGCGTCTGCGGGCCAGCGCAGTCGACCGCCCCTTTGGCGATCTTCGCTGCCGTTACCGTGAACGCACGGAGGGCAGGCTTTGGGGATCCATCCGGGCGCTCGAGCCCCGATTGCCAGCGGCCCAGGTCGACCTCGTCCCGTAGTAGGAAGTTGAACCAGGCCGACACCCCGGCGCAGTAGGCCAGCTGCATGTAGCGGCTCACAGCGGCGGCTTGCTCATCCTCGCTCCACCAGTCCCAGGACTGCGACCAGGGCTCGCCGGTGTAGAGCGAGGCAAACTGCGGTCCTGGCTTGGTGTCCATGCCGTCCTCGGTCACCCAGACCGGAATAGCTCCGAGTTGGCGGTGAATTTCCTTGACGAACGATCCGAGCTCTGATTCGTGTAGATACGGGTGGAGGTCGAAGACGTCAAGAGATGCAGCGGCGAGTACGGCCAGGATTGAACGTAGGTCGTCCAGATCGCCGGGGTGCATGGCGGGACCCACCACTTTGACGCCGTGGGCTCGGATGATCGGAGAGCAGACATCTAGCAACCTCCCATATAGGTCATACCGCTTAGGCTCGTTCCAGACGATCAGGTACTCAATGCGAGGGTTTAGCGTGAGCAGCGAGCTTACGAACGAGCAATAGGCGCTTTGGCCGGCGCTCGTCTCTGGGAGCATCTGCCCCCAGACGGAAACCACCGCAGTATCAAGCTCGAGCTTGCGGGCCTGCGATTCACCGTTCCAGATCACGTCCTGGCGTTGCAGGTCGACGGCCATGTCGATCGGCCTCGAGTCGGTGATCCCAAAGCGCATCGCTCCGGCGCTCGGAACCAGGCAGGCGAAGACCAGCAGAACCAGCAGGTAGCGCACAGCGCCTAAGCCTTCATCTTCTGGCGCCTGCGAAGGCAGGCAACGGTGTCAACACAGATAACGGCTGGTGCGCGGGTAAAAGCCAGAACAGTCCGAACGAGATCGGCGTCCTGGTTTTCGCCCTGCTCGTCTCGCCTAGGACCGACAATTCCGCCTCGGCCGCAGAACGCACAGCGGTCCTCTGGGTGGAGCTCGCCTAGCGGTAGGGCGCCCCATCGCTCAGTCACAAGATCCTCGCAATGTCCATGATCCGCTCTATTCGCTCTTCCTTCTCAGCGAGTACGGGGCAATCAGCGGGCTTCGTATGCCGGTTCTCGACCTTGATCACCTTGCCGGCCTCGACGATCTTGCGGATTTCCCGAGACTGCTTCTGGGTGATCGGCTTGTTGCAGATCGCGCACTTCACAGCCCCAGCCCCTTAAGCGAGCGGTGTTGTTCGTCCTCCTGTGGAGCCTCTGGCCCGATGAATCCGCTTAGATCGTTGGCGGTGTCCTGTTGAACAGGGACCTTGCTCTGTGGAGCCTCTGGCTGGGCAGCGAGGGCTTTACGAGCAACCATCAGAATCCACGACGGCGACCTAGGGCTTGCCGCGCCGTCCGTCTCAGCCGAGAAACGGATAAGCTCCAGCGCCTCCCGCAGCGCCTTCACCCGCTTCTGAGATTCCGTGAGAGCGTGGCCGTATGTGTCACGCCATTTCTCGGCGGTCTGTAAGTCCACCCGCGCCTGGTCAAGCTCGGCTTGGAGGGCGAGGTAGGCCTTGGAGAGCCGCTGGTATGGCGGCAGGATTGAGTTTAGGCCTGACTGCGCGATCCTCCGCGCCTCTACCTGCTCGCTCTGTGTCTCGACCTCCTCCTGTGAATCTTCGGACCGCCAAAAACCGTGAACGCACTCGTGCTGCCCATCGTGTCCCTTGCGTTTCATGCACCGGCATGCGTCCTTTGGCTCGTCGCACCGCTCGTCGCCTTCGGGAACGATTCGTGTCTCGCTCATGCCGATGCCTCCAATGAGAGTTGCTGAGTTCGCTTCGCTGCGAGCTCGCAGTAGCGCTCGTTCAACTCGACCCCGATGCAGCGCCGGCCTAGCCTGCGCGCTACCAAGGCCGTTGTGCCTGAGCCCATGAAGGGGTCTAGGACTGTGCAGGGGATCGGCTCTGGCGTAACCGCGCTTCGCTCGCACTCAGTACAAGACTGGGGTCCGCCGCTAATTAGGCCGTGAACGGGGCAGGCTCGGCAATGGCAAAAGGGGCGCCAGCCGAGCGTCGTTGTTTGCCGGTTGAGCCTCGGCATTACTTCACCCGCCCAGCCGTTTACGTCCTGGCCCTCGCCGCGCCCTCGCACCGTCGACCCAGAGCCGTGAACGGGGCTCTTGACGAGTTCGGATTCAACCTCCCGAACCCAAGGCGCCCCACACTCTGGGCAGCACCCTCGCTCGCTCGTTCCTGCCTTGATGATCCGCTCTGCGAGAGCCTGGGGGAAGGCGGCGTAGTGCTCGAAGGGCAGGGGCTCGGTTGGGATTGTCCAGACTGTGCGGGCGTTGCGGCCCGCACTTGGATCTGATCCGTTCCAAGTCGCGTCTTCGCCACCTGGGCGCTTATCGGTTGGAGAGGCAACCTGAGCACGACGGTATTGACCATCAGCGCTGGCCCAGTTCTTACGACCAATCTCCGCGCCTTCCCGCACCGCCTCAGCATCGAAGAAATACCTCGGACTCTTCGAGAACAGCAGCACGTAGGAATGCGAGACGGTGAAGCGGTCGCGCACGCTCTCGGGCATGGGGTTGGGCTTGTGCCAGATGCAGACGTTACGCCAGTACCAGCCTGCTTCGCGGAGGGCGAAGGCGAGTAGGAAGGGCTGGCCGATCAGGTCTTTGGGCTTGTACGGATTCGCAGCGCCAGTTGCGAGATCGGCGTCCACTCGTCGGGCGTACTGGCGAGGCCGATGCGTGTTCGACATAAAGCCGTTGCCCTGATTGGCGCCGTAGCTATCCCCGCACTCCACCCACAGCGTCCCGTCCTTCCGCAGCACCCGCTTGACCTGCTCGAACACCGAGACGAGCTCGGCCACCCATTCCTCGGGGGAGGGCTCGAGGCCGATCTGCCCCTCCATGCCGTAGTCGCGCAGCCCGAAGAACGGCGGCGAGGTCAGCGCGCAATGCACCGATTCGTCAGGGAGCTCGGCCAGGGCTTCGCGTGCATCACCGCAGTAAAGCTTGAAGTCGCCGTCGTCTAGGTACGGCGTCAGGGACATAGCCGCCCGAAGCGCCGCTCCCAGCCAGGATCAAACTGGAGCCCGCAGCGGTAGTAACCCGGTGAGTCGAGCCAGCTTCCGCCGTTCTCGCAGTTGACCGTGTCCTGCCAGGAGCCACCACCGTCGTAGGGGTCGGGACAGTTGGGCCAGGGGTCGCCGCCGGACTCACGGCCGAGGATGTTCGCGGCCCAGATCTGCTTCGTGACATACCAGGCGGTCTTCGGCGCCGGAGGATGCAAGCGCCGGCGCAGGATGCGGATGCGCTGGTTGGCGTGCCGTAGCTTTGCCTTGAGCCGGATGACGTGGCGGTTGGCGTGGTCCCATCGCTCGAGGCGGTGAGTCGCCTTCGAGTGCCAGTAGTCGGCGGGCGGATCCGGGTCTGCGTTCGCATCATTCGCGCTTATCGTCGCGCGATGGCTGACTGTCACCCCAAGTTCGGCCGCCGCTTGTTTGGATTCCGCCCGCGAACCACTGACCGCGTAGCCGATCGTGAACACTAGTGCTGTTGCCGTGAGGATTGTCATCAGTCTGATTGCTCCGTCTCCCTGTTAGCTGGCTCGTCCTCCGGCCAGGGTGCCTCGTCGACCGGGATGGGCGTCCTGCCGTGATCCGGGCAAGGGCGCAGGTTGGCGCAGGGATATTTGTAGCCATAGCCACGGACGATGATCACGCCGCAGGGGTCGCCGCGCTTGGGGTCGGCCCAGCTAACCACGCTGGCGTCTGCGCTCGCGCTCTGCCTGCCGCGCGATGCGCTCGTCGGGGTCGACCATCGGCCCGAGAGCTCGAAGCTTCCGCCGCCGCCGCCGTGACTCGCTGAACTTCGGCCCGAGCACGATGATCGTGCCGGCCACCAGCAGCATCAGCGCCAGGAGCAGCATCGGATACAGGTCGGTGCCGGTGTTGGCTAGACCGGCGCAGTCGGTGTGCGTCGTGATCGACGGATAGCCTTGGTGAATGGCTGAGCACTTGTCAGTCATTTAGCAACAACTCCTGAGCTTTCTGCTTTAGATCTGGATGGGCAACGACAAACGGAAGCACGGACTCCAGGCAAGTCAGAGCTTCCTCAAGCGCTGCGGTTAGACGCTTGCACTCTGCGGTCAGATCCTCGATCACCTGTTCGTCAGTAGTGCTCATACGATCGTCCAGTGGTTGGCGCCGGGGTAGCACTTCCAGGTCCGCCCCTGGTACTGCGCCGTCGAGCCCCACCAGGCCGAGTTGCAGGGCGGCAGGCTCGAGCCTCCGTCACCGACCTGAGAGCCGATGGGTCCCGCCAGCGCCGTTGTCGGAGCGAGCAGCGCGAGAGCAACGAGCAAGATTCTCATTCGTCCTCATTCCGTAGAAGTAGGTAGGCCAGCTTCAAGCCTCGGGCGGTGTCGCACTGGACGCAATGGCAATCTTCGTCGTACTCGGGAAACAGGCCCGCGTCCTCGAGCGCCTTGAAGATGGCAAGCGGGTCAATCAAAACGGGATCCCGGCTGCTTCTAGCTGGCCCTCGAGCCACTTGATCGCCTCGTCAGCCTGCGCGTGCGAAAGCTCTGTCGCAGACTTGACGCCGGCGTGATCGCGCATCTGCTGTTTCCAGTCCAGTTGCCCTTCGGTCGGCGGCGCCTTCTCGTTCAGCTGCTTTATCAGGATCGCCATGCGGGCGTGCTGGGCGCGGTCGACCATTTCGGGCTTGGCCTCACTCGCTCGCCGCCCGTCGTCGTCCTCTTCGGTCGCAATCCCCAGGATCGCAACCACCGCATAGCGGCGAATGTAGGTCAGCGCAGAACCAAGCGCCTGCATGTTGTCCGGCGCTCCCAGCAGCGGGAAGCTGCCGGAGATCAGGCCGCCGCCCTTGTGCCGTAGCTCGGTGCGAAGGGCAGGACCGTTACCGATGTCTTCGGGAATCTGCGCCAACGCTAGACCATACTTGGTCAGCGTAGGCCGCACAGCGCCTAGGATGGTCTCTAGAGGCGCATAGGAGTAACTGTAAGAGCCTCCGGTCTTGGTCTTGACCTCTACTTCTTTGGTCTTGGGGATGCTGGGGAACTCGCCCTGAGCGGCGGCTAGCGCGGCGTTGAGCTCTGCGAGCGGCGTCCGGTGGTTGCCGTCTTCGTAGTCGCTCATCGCCAGTCCTCCAGCACGGCGCAGATCGCTTCCATCAGGGCGGCCTCGAGCCCCGAGGGAGAGATACGAGGCAGCGCCGCATGGCCGCCCCGTGGCAGATCGGAGCCCGAGACCTGTCGCGCAGGATAAGGGGTCGTTACCCGCGCGATCTGCTGCGCGATCAACTCAGCCTGCTCCTCGTCGCCGGAACAGGCGTTGAGGATGCGCTCGTAGTGGTTCACGAGTGCGCTCCGATCCAGAGCAGCACCAGCCCGAGGGCGACGGTGAAGGCGAACAGGCCCGCGTAGTTCATGCTACGCACCGAGATTTCGACTTCAGGAGCCGGATCGAGGCCTCAGCGACGAGCTCGGGATCAGTCGTGAGCCAGCCGTTGCCCGTCCAGCGCCAGCGCGGATCCCCGACATGCTTCTGCCGAATGAAGACTCGCTGTGCATCTTCCGCGCTGAACTCTCGCGCTCGGTGGTTGCCGGTGTGCCCGTTCGGCTTCTCGCAGTAGCGCCCAAACGGAGACTTCCATAGACAGACGCTTCTCACAGCTTGCCCTCGCTCTCCAGGTAGAGCCGCACCGCCCGCCGAACCTCAGCGTTGTAGCTGCGATCGTTGGCGTTGGCGAGCTCGATCATGGCAGCGTAATGCTCGCCGGGGATAAAGACCTCTCGGCGGACGCCCTTGCTGACTGCTACTGGCCGACCGCCCTTGTTCGTGTTAGCCATCGGCTCTAAGGGCTGTGATCTCCCGCCGAATCTCACTCGCACGAATCCTTAGAGACTGATCCTGCGTGGCGAGGTACTTCTGCTGGAGCTCAGCTAGCTCGTTCTGTAGCGCCGTTATGGCGACCTGTGATTTACCCATACCCCCAGTATAGCAAGGGTGTCAAGAGGGTTAGTCGGTGGGCGGTGGGTTCGACGTGGCAGCAGAACCCGAGGCCACGCCGGCGCGTACCAACACGCCGCCGATGATCGCGGAGGCGAGGCCGACGTACGCATCCCCGCCGATCTTGTCGAAGTAGCAGAGCACGCTTGCGCCAACCAGGACGGCGAGCACGATCAGCGTGGTGGTCACGCCGGGAGCGTTGGCCGCGTCGTGTATCGCCTGCCGCTGCTTGTACGTCATACGCTCAGCATGACGGAACTTGCAGACAGAGGATGTTCCGCAGCGTCTCGATCTGCTTGTGGTTCTCGTCCACCCGCGCCTCGAGCTTGGTCACCCGAAGCCGCAGCTGCTTGACCTGAGCGCGGAGCGGAACGACCTTCGCCGCCTGCGCTTGCCTCGGTGGGTCGGAGCTCGCTCCTGGGATCCAGAGGCAGAAGAGCACCAGCGAGAGGGCGAGCAGTCTCAACAGTCGAGCGATTCTAACGCCCTCCGTGTTCGGACACTGTTAGCGAGCGTCCGGCGCTGGGCGCTGATCGAGGCCTGAATGGTCGCGCGTGAGAAGCCGAAGGCGCCATGTGGGTTGTGGCGCAGGAACACGATCGAGTTGAGGATCGAGCGCCGCTCGGAGACAATCCGCTGCTCGAGGTCGGCCCGGAGGGCACAGAGCGCAGTCAGGGCGGTGGCGTTCTTGTCGATGCGCTGGCCGCCCAGGTAGAAGCGGTATCCGAGCACGCCGGCGATGCAGGCGCCAATCGCAACCATGGTCAGGAGCAGCCTCCAGCCATGCTTGTTTGGTCCAAAGAGCCTATCCATGCGGCACGACCAGCAGCACCACGGCCAGCGTGCCGAGCATCGAGAGCATGGCGCCGATCAGGGCTCGGGTCTGCCACTTGAGCCGGTCCTCGACCTCGTCCAGCTTCTTGTCCAGGTCGTCCATGCGCCTGAGCATCACCGCAGGCTCGTAGCGCTCGAGGCGCTCCACTCGGCGTAGGCAGTCGTCGACCTTGTAACGGAGGCCGTTGCCGCTCTCGTCAGGCATTGAGCCGACGCGCGTGCTCTTCGAGCATCGGCCAAACCCAAGCGGGCTTTTTCTTCGGGCCGTACTTGTCAAACCAGGCCTCGTCACTATCGTCAACCGGCTTCATCGCAGCGGCGATGTCCTTGCGAAGCGCCGGCAGGGCAGCTGCGAGAGCGCCCGGGCAGGCGGTGGCGAAATAGCGCTTGTGCGGGATGCAGGACTCGGCAGGCTTGATCCCGCCCCAGGTACAGAGCTTGGCGTGCAACCAGACCGAGGCGCCCCGCTGAATCGGGGTCATCTTCTCGGAGCCGTTGTGCTCGTGCTCGACACCGGGCTGGTCGTTGTGGCCGGGGCAATGGGCCGAGACGACCATCAGGCCCGCTTGGCACATCTTGATCGAGCGGTGACGCCCCTCGAGGATGTAGCCGCCGCGCGTGATCAGGAAGTTGTGGCCCGAGTCGACCCAGCCCTGGCCCATGTGCGCGTGCTGGATCGCTCGAGCGTAAGCGCAGGCTTCCGCGTACGTCTCGCCCGAGCCCAGGTTGGGCACATGCCCTGCGGTGTGGTGAAAGATCGTCTGATGCGGGCGCAGGGCGCCTCCCAGGACGCCACTGGGAGCCTTGGCGCCCCACTCGTCGCAGGGGATGATCCGGAACGGTAGCGGGGTTTTCATGCTTACAACGCTACTAGAGCGGGGAGACGCCGAGGCTGCAAGTAGGAGGCCGACCGGGTACCCCTTCGTGGGTGATCTGCTGAATGAACAGGTCCTGCGAGATTGGAGCGCCACCGCCCGGAGGCCTGCGCTTGACCGTGATCTTGTCCATGAGCTCACGCCGATAGACCGCGAGCGCGGTGTTGGCGTCGGCCATCTTCGGCTGAATGCTGGTCACGCGCTTGAGTGAGTCCTTGGTCTTTGCCAGCAGCGCCGTTGCGATCGCAGCAGCGTCGGTGTCGTTCGTGACCGGCACGTCGGAGATCGTCTCCGAGTGGGGGAAGTTCTGCGAGATCGAGGTTGCGTCCGAGGCCGTCTGCGTCACCGCCGTCGAGGCGCCGAAGGCCGTTCGGGTGACGCTCCACTGGTTGACCAGGAACGAGGCCGAGTAATCAGCCTGGTAGTCCATGTACGGAAGCTCGGTGCCGGCATCGCCAAAGGTCGCCTGCGAAATGTTGTAGGGCGGCGCCGTGCGGTGGTTGGCCTGGAGAAACTTGAGCGTGCCGTCCGCCTTGGTGAAGAAGACCGCGTCAACGTCGTCGGCCTCGAGCGCCCGCCGGCATTCCTCAAGCGGTGATTGCCCGGTCATATAGCGCGGGATCACGTTGCGAAGACCGGTCTGGAAGTCCTGCGGCGCATGACTCGAGACGGCGTTCAATACGTCGACCAGGCGTGCGCCCACCTTCTTGATCTCGAACCCTCGCGCCACGCCGGCCGTGTAGTGGGCCGTGATCCGCGTCGGGTCGAGCGCCTCGTTGTAAAGCGCGAGCTCGTCGAAGTACCACTGAACGCCTGAGCTCGCAGGCGGCCCGCCCAGCTGGAGCGAGCGTCCGTTCAATGGAGCGTTGGTGGTGCCGTAAACCGAGTGATTGCCCCAGGTCGCGTCATTGACCCGGCGCACGCCGTTGACGTAGAGATCGGCACCGCCGAGGCCAACCACGTTGAAGACAACATGCGTCCAGACGTTCGATTGCAGAGCGCCAGCAACCGAGCTCCCATGAGCGAAGGCGTTTTCGTCCAACACGCTCACGCCGAGCGAGCCTCCGACGCCTGTGTAGATCGCCCACTGGAGTTGTCCTGCGCCACCACCGAGGCCAACCTGCGGACCGGCCACGACGGTTCCACCGGCAGAGCCGTTGACGTTGTCGATCTTCAACCAGAGCTCGACGGCGAAAGCTCCCGCGCCTGTGTAGTCCCCTTCGCCGGGGAAGCCTGCTGTGCCCAGGTCGCCGGTCGTAAGCGTTCCCTGGAAAGGCGAGAAGCCGTCGAGGATCACGGCGGCATAGGGCGTCTCGTTGGCGCCTACGATCGCGCCGCTACCGGTTGCGCCCACTGAGATCCCGGTCGAAAACAGCGTCGCAGCCATCAGCCGAAGCGCTTTCTGTGCGTCGAGGGGACCGCCTTGCGCTTTGCTTTCTTCAACGGCTTGAGCGCCTTCTCGTCCTCAGCGCTCTCGTCGGCCGGTGGTGGCGGTGTCGGCTCGAAGGCGGCGATCTGCGTCGGGTCTTCGTTGAGGTTGTAGTAGGCAATCGGGTTGTCCGAGGCGATCAGGTCGGAATAGCTCTCGCGCACCGGGTCGGTAGTCGGGAGGCCGACCGAGGCCAGGACGATGAACTCGTCGGCGCAGGTCACGGTCGTGGCCGCATCGACGATTCCGCTCTCGTCCCAGTCCTCGTTGTAGGCCTGCGCGTAGCCCTTGAACAGATCGTGAACCTCGCCCGCGAACTCGATCAGCAGCCACCAGCGATTGAAGGGCCGGATGCTCGCGTTGACGTTGGGATCGAATTGCCGGTCGCGGTCGTCGAGCACAAAGGTCGCCGTGCCGGCGTCGAACTCTTCGTTCTCGGAGCCACGCCCTCGAGTGGTCGAGTAGGCCCGCAGGTCGGTGGTCGTGTCCGTCCAGTTCGGGTTCGTGACCGAGACTGCATCGGTGGAATAGAGCAGCCTAGGGATCGGATAGAGCCCTTGCGAGGGATAGAGGTTCGGATCGGGGTAGACATCGGTGGCCGGAAACCGCGCATCCCCGGTCGGCACGGTCGCCGGCGGCGGTGGCGTTCCGCCCTGCGGAAAGAGCAGGCTGAGGCTCACAGCCCACCCCCTGCCGCCGGTCGCCTGGAGGCGGTGATCACCCTCGCAGTCGCGGTTCTCTGCGCCGGGCTGATCGAGCGTTGGTTGACAGGCGGCTGGGTCTGGTTCCCGACCGCCTGAGCCGTCAGAGAGACGGAAGGATTGCCGGCAGCGTCCTGGATCTCATTCGCGCCAGGGACCGTGTAGGCAACCGTGACGATGTCGTCGGGATTGACCGCTTGCCCCAGGAGCAGCTGCACGCTCGAGCCGACGATTGACACCGACGAGATCGGCCAGGGAAGTTGATTGACCGTGACCGCGAAGGCCGAGCTCGCCGGGATGCTGGTCGGATCCAGCGCCTCGTCGTAGTTGAGCTCGAGGGCCGTGTTGGTGACCGTGGCCGCAACGAAGACCGGCGCCACCGTGTCCCCGGTCAGCGTGTAGTCGACCACGAACGAGGGCTCAATGTTGATAACCACCGGGTTGATCCCGAAGGGGTTACTTGGCCCGTCTGAGTAGGTGTCAGCGATCCGCCAGCCCTGGCCGGTTGCGCTCTGGTAGCTAAACGAGACCGACCCGGGCCCGCCGAAGTGCAGGCCGAAGTAGACGTCTCCGCTTGTGCCGCCGTTTACCACCACCGGCGTCGTGAACGTGAACGACACCCAGGCTGCTGCTGCTGCCTGCGCCACGCTCGCCTGATCGCTCGAGCCGAGCAGCGTTCCCGGCAGCGCCGTTGCTCCATCGTCGTCGTAGACAACCAGCCGCAGCGTCTCCGCGCCGGCGCTCGGATCGCCTGCCACCAGCGCATAGGCCTGGTCGATGATGGCGGTTTTTCCTGCGCCGACGTTACGCTTGATCACGCGCTTGGTGTCCGGCAGCACGCCGGTCGTATAGGCGCCCTCCTGCGAGTTGCCGATACGCAGGTGATTGACCGCCGGATCGGGCAAGACCGGCGCAGAGGTCGCACCGACCGTGAAGTCGGTCAGGCTGATCCCGGTTCCGGCGGTTGTGGTGACCTGGATCTTGCCGGTGGTCGCCGTGGGCGGCACAGTCGCGGTGATCTGGGTCGAGTCGATGAAGGCGGCGCTGATCACAGCCACGCCGTTGAAGGTGATCGTCCCCGTCGACGTGAAATTGGTTCCGTTGATCGTCACCGACGTGACGCCGGCGGTGCCGCTCGTGGGCGTGAAGCTGGTGATCGTGGGCGCACTCGGACTCTGCGAGGCCGCAAACTCGTTCAGGATCGCCTGCTCCGACTGGCGCCGGAAGAATCCGTCGGCCCAGTAGATCATGTCGTGGGTGGTGTTCCAGGTCCCCTGCGAGCGGTAGACGCGGTAACCGATCCAGTGGGCGCCGTCGTTCGATGAGCCGGCCGTCCCGGTCCCGCCGGGCACGTCATAGGCGGCGTTCCAGTGCCAGGTCGGATGCGGCGCCCGGTTGATGATCGCCGTGCCGTCATTCTTGTTCGAGTAGAGCTTGGCGAACGACTGCCCCTCCTGCCGATGCCAGAGCTCGACCACGCCGTTCGTCTTGGCGCGATAGATCGTGTGCATATAGAAGTCGTGCCATACGTCTTTCGTGAACGGCGGCAGACCCGTCCCGCCGAGGATCGTTTCCTCGACGTTGTAGGTGCCGTTCAGGTCGAAGCCCGCCTCGCCGCCGGGGTTCTGCGTGCGGCCGTTGTGCATCAGCCAGGTGAGCCGGTTGGGATCCCAGGCCTGGAAGCCGGAGCCGTTGCGGGGATGCTTGGTCACATCGCCGCTCCCCCACTCCCAGAGAATGCACCAGGTCCCGCCCGAGACTCCAGGCCAGCTGCTCGGGAAATACCACGACCAACCGATCCATTCCTCGTCGCCCTCGACCAGCTTGACGCCGGCGGGACGGCCCATGTCGACGATGATCCCCATGCCCATCGATGAGTGGTTGTTGGCGAGGTTGGTGGCGTCGTGAAAGCTCGTGCATTTGACCCCATAGGTTCCGTGCCGCTTCCGGGTCGAGTCCTGCGTCCAGACCTGCGCCTTGGTGTAGATCCTGGTTGTGCCACCGCTGATCGGGAAGCCGTACTGCGAGCTATCAATGGCAATACCGTTGACCGTCTCTGACCAGATCGGAGTTGTGTCGCCGGAAACCGTGTAGTCAGGAAGCAGCGCCATCAGCCGACGCCCATCAAGAGCAGGTTGCGGGCCCCACCGCCACCGCCACCGCCACCGCCCGCGCTGGTGTCGAGCTCGACGATCAGCGAGGCGAAGTTCCCGACCGTGGCCGAGCCCCAGGTGATCGTCGTTCCGGTGAAGCCGCTGTTACGCGAAACGTACTCGCCGCCGATCGAGGGCGTCAGGTAAGTAACGTCTGCCTGCTCGGTCCAGCTGGTGGGCGGCGTCATAGCCGAGGCCGAGGCCTGCGCTACGCAG